AAGCGCGGGAAAGGCTCCAAGTGAAGGACTTCGACGTGGCACGCACCATGATTGAATACGGCGGCTCTTTCGTTCGCAAGTTGGGCGCCGCGGCCCTGGTGGCCGACCAGGACAACTTGGCGAAGATTAAGTCGACCTGGCCCGACTACTGGGCGCAGTACGCCCGGATGGCAAAACAGCTTTCGGAGGTCGAGAAACAAGCCTCCAAGTAGACAACAACAACAACAACAACACGTAAGACGATATGATAATCAGTGCAACAGGCGGTAAGAAAGAGTACGCACCATGCCCCGAATACACGGGCAAGGCAGTGTGTGTGGACGTGACTCCGCTCAAGGAGTACGAGACCGAATACGGGGTGAAAAAGAAGTTCAAGCTCGCCTTCGAGATCGACTTGATCGACGACAGCCGCGACCCGGTGCAGCCCTGGGTGGTGTTTACCAAGCCCATGGTTCCGAGCCTGCATGAAAAGGCAGCACTCACCAAGTTCCTCAAGGACTGGTTTGGCCGGAAACTCAGCGAGCAGGAAAACAAGGCGCTCGACCTGGAGAGCCTCATCGGCAAGTCCTGCAGCATCGTGATCGCTCACGAGGAATCGCAGGACGGCACCCGTACCTACGCCAACATCAAGCTCATCATGCCGCTGAAGAACGGCGAGCTGAAGCCCTCGGGCCTGTGGGTACGCTTGCAGGACAGGCCGCCCCGGGAGGACGACAAGGTGAAGACGGTGACGCCGGCCACCGCGGCGCCAGTTAAGATCGCCGAGGTCAAGGTCCACGTCGGTAAGTTCCGCGGCACTCCGCTCTCCGAGCTGACCGCAGACGCCGTGCGCGGCCTGGGCGAGCACTGGCTGCCCAAGGCTAAGGTGAGCCCCGGCAAGAGCCCGGAGGACATCGTGCTCATCGCCGCGCTGACCAAGCGCCTCGAGGAGATCGCCGCCCAGGAAGAACCCAACACCGACGACGTCCCGTTCTAACATGAGCACCCGAAAGTCATACATGAAACTGGCCCACCTGGTGCCCGACGTGGTGCGGATGCGGGCCGAGGGAGAGACCCTGCAATCTATCGGGCATCATCTGGGTCTCTCGAAACAACGCATCAGCCAGGTGATACAGGCTGCCAAGCGTCAGGAGGGAATCCTGCACCAGTGGGGCTGGCCCTTCAGCGTGCGGACCTTCAACATCATCGAGCGCCTGGCGATCAAGTCCAAGGAGGACGCCATGGACCTCTACCGTAGCGGGCACCTCCACCCGCAGGCTGTATCGGGCTTTGGGCTCAAGAGCTACGCAGAGATCTGCGAGTGGCTCGAGGTGCCGATGCTCGAGAAGCCTCCGTTCCTAACGAAGCACTGCTGCCCGCACTGCGGCAAACGCTTCTGATACTCTCCGGCAGCCTGTTGCTGCTGGGACTCGTGGTGCAACCGGGGGTGCGCATCGGGACAAACGCACAAATCTACCAACTCAAATCGCTTTAGAACAATGCCTGCCAATCCAACAATTGTATTCGACATCGAGACCGGAGCCTTGCCGTTTGGCGAGCTTGTCATACCGGCCTTTAACCCGGCCGACGTGAAGCTCGGTAACACCAAAGACCCCGACAAGATCGCCGAGCGCATCCGTCAGGCCGAGGAGAACCATGTCACTGACTACATCAAGAACGCTGCCTTGGATGCACTGAGCGGTCAGGTGCTGTGCATAGGCTACCTCCTAGATCGCAACGAGCCTGCCATACTGTCGTCTGACGCTGACGGCGAGGCCGCAATGCTGCGGCAATGGTGGGAGCTGCTCGATGCATGGGAGCGCCATACGCGCATCATTGGGTTCAACATCAAGGCATTCGACCTGCCGTTTCTAATCAAGCGCTCCTGGAAGCACCGCGTCACAGTTCCCTATTGGATCAGAAATGGCCGCTACTGGAACGACCTGATCGTCGACCTGCGCGAGGTGTGGCAGCTCGGGGACAACCGCGCCCACGGAAGCCTCGGAGCCATCAGCAGGCATCTAGGGCTGGGAGAGAAGACCGGAAACGGCGCCGACTTCGCCAACCTGTGGAAAACCAACCGGCAAGCAGCTATCGACTACTGCCTGCAGGACGTGAAGCTCACGCAGCAAGTGGCGGATGTTCTGATGCCTAGCTACTAGGAACACCATGACATGGATTCTACCTCGTCAGTTACACACATTGGCCTGTGCGCTGGATACGGAGGCATTGAGCTTGGACTCCAGCGAGCAATCCCAGATCTGCGCACAGTCGCTCTTTGTGAGATCGAAGCCTTCGCCATCAGCAATCTGGTTGCGAAAATGGAAGCGGGACTCATGGACCCAGCACCTATCTGGCCGAATCTTAAGACCTTCCCTTGGGAAGCATTTCGTGACCGCGTGGACATCCTCACTGGGGGATATCCATGCCAGCCCTTCAGCGCAGCCGGTCAACGTAAAGGAAAACAAGACCCGCGGCACCTCTGGCCGTGGATTGCAGATGGCATTCGACTTCTCAGACCACGGATCTGCTTCTTTGAGAACGTCGAAGGACATATCAGCCTGGGGCTGTCCGACGTCATTGAAGACTTGGCAGGAATGGGTTACAGAACGACGTGGGGCATATTCAGCGCGTCTGAAGTCGGCGCACCGCACCAGCGAAAGCGGGTGTTCATCCTGGCCGTCTCCAGTAGCTTCAGAGGTGCGGCAGGGCTTTCAGGATCGCTCCAGAGGCATGAAGGGGAGTCAGGAGAGTCTGACGACGGTGGTTGTGAAGTCATGGCCAACGCCGGCAGCCAGGGACCACAAGGACACTGGGGAGAACGTGGACATGAAGAAGGTGGCAGCGAAATCCAAACTGGCGGGATTCGTTGCAGTGCATGGCCCAGCCGTCCCGGCGAGCAGCAGTACGGATGGGAGCCGCCAAGGGTTGTGGCAGACAGCCACGGTATCGACCGGAGCGCACAAGCAGAAGGACGGGAGCATGATCGACAAGCTGGACAGGCAGGTGAAGAGCTGGGCGACGCCGGATGCAAGCGACAGGAGGAGCGACAACTGCCGTCAGGTTGGTCTGAGCAATCAGATCAAAACATGGCCGACACCAGCATCATCGGGAGTGACGGGAGGCCCGACGGGACTAGCTGGGGGAGCCGGGAACCGGGAGAAGCTGGCGAAGATGCTGCCGGATGCGGAGGCGAGAGCAATGGGATGCGGCAAACTCAACCCGCGTTGGGTGGAGACGCTGATGGGGCTGCCGGTGGGATGGACTATGCCGAGCTGTGCGTCTCCGGTGATAATCGAACGGACGAACTCAGACTGCTCGGGAATGGAGTCGTGCCGGCAACAGCTGAACGAGACTTCCGAGTGCTGATGAAAGAGCTATACACCGCCCCGGCTGTCAGCTAGGGAGCGGCCTGTCGACGTGAGCTGTAGGAGGTGAGCGTCGAAACCAACTGAAGGCATGACAAATTTTATCCCCACCACCACAGGCATTCGCAGCTCCTTCCTGCGATCTCCTACCCTGTGACTGGTGGGGATTCTTATTTGACCCATGATAATCGAACCCGACTTCTTAGATCACTGGAAGACCCGCCTGCTGATGCGGCTGCTCGACACCGAGGCAGCCCCAAACTACGTCATCCGACTCTGGTCTCATTGCCAGACCCGGAAGACAAACAAGTTCCCGGAATGGAGCCCGGCCATTCTGGCATCGGTCTGCCGATGGCCCGGTGATGCTGATCAGTTCTGGTCTGCAATGATGCAGACATTCTGCCGGCACGAAGATGGACACCTGATCGCTCACGAGTGGGACGAGGTGAACGCCAGCCTGATTGCTGCCTGGTCCAATGGAGGCAAAGGAGGGCGCCCAAAGAAACCCATGGGTAACCCACGGGTTAACCCAGAATCGAATCCGGTTAACCCACGGCTAACCCATGGGGTAACCGATAGAGAAGATAGAGAAGATAAGACAGAGAAGATACAGGCGGACAAGCCGCCCACCGCTCGTTTCCAGAAGCCTACGCTCGAAGAGCTGACTGCTGAAGCCATTAAGATCGGCCTACCCATCACCGAGGTCGACAAGTTCTGGAACTACTACGAGTCCAACGGTTGGAAGGTTGGAAAGAACCCGATGAAGTCCTGGCCTGCTGCCTTGAGGAACTGGTTGTCTCGGCTCAATGCTTCCCCCGATGGGTCCGGTAAGTCCGGCGGGCGGAAATTTACAAACAGCATCGCCGACTACCAATGAGCGACCCCTACTTTGCCCAGGACGACGAGTACGGCCTCATCGGCGCCTGTCTTTCCGGTGGTTCGGATGTCTGTCACGAGGTGTTCGCCAAGATCCCGACTGCAGCTATCCAGCACGACAAGTTGCGCTGCCTGTACGAGATCACCAAAAGCCTGGTCGCCAAGACCGAGCCGGTCAACCTGACGACGGTGGTCAAAGAGTGGCAGCGCTCAATTCCTCAGATTACCCCACCATTTGAGGAATTGAACAAGGCAGACGAGCTGTGTCCCAGCCCGGCCAATCATCCGGCCTTCTCCCAGGCTGTCCTAGAAGCCTACCATAGACGCCAGCTCAGAACCGCTGGAGACCGTCTGATCCGTGAGTCTGCTGTCTCCACCCTCTCCGTCGATCAAATCGTCTCCAATGCCGAAGCAGGGCTCACCGTTGAGGCATCTAAAGAGGAGGTGCAATCGTCCAAGTCCGTTGTCAGCCGTTTCATCGACTCCACACAGGAAAGATTCTCAAGGCAGGGCCAGCTTTCCGGGATCACCTCGGGCTTCCACAGGCTCGACCAGATGACCGATGGGTTTCAATACGGTGAGCTGGCCATCATTGCAGCCCGACCCAGCATTGGGAAGACAGCCATTGCCATCGCCATTGCCAAGGCAGCAGCCATCGACTCCCGTATACCCACCCTGTTCGTTAGCCTGGAGATGTCCGACGAGTCCATCGTGCGCCGTATGGTCTCGGCTATTGGCAGCATACCAATGCAGGACATCAAGACCGGCCAGCTCGACCAGGGAGGAATGAAGGCAATGTCCAGTGCATCAGCCAAGATCGCAGGCAGCCCCATCCATTTTGTGTCCGGTTCATCTGTATCGAACATCGCAACGATCACCGCGGTAATCCGCCGTGCTGTACGCAAGTGGGGCGTGAAGCTGGTGCTGGTCGACTATCTGCAAAAGATCCACGGCAGTAGGGCTGCAGAGAAGAAAACGTATGAGATTGCAGAAGTTTCGGGCAGACTCAAAGGCGTGGCCTCTGATACCAAGACAGCCGTGGTTGCCCTGGCCCAGCTCAATCGGGAGAACGAGAAGGACAAAGGCCGAGTACCTCGGCTCACCGACCTGGCCGACTCCGGGCAGATTGAAAGGGACGCTGACCTTGTGTTACTGCTCAACCGTGAACGCCATGAGGCCCAAGGTGAGGCTGTGATCGCCATCGCCAAACAGCGAGACGGTGAGTGCGGCCTGGTTCCTCTGTGGTACGACGGCCAGTACTGCCGCTTCACCGACCCGCCCCCGATCTACTGATGAAAACCAAGTACGACCTAGACAGGACCAAATTGCTGCACGACAGCCCGAGGCTGGTGCAGTGGGCCATCAACAAGGGCCTGATGTCCTACCCGCTGAGCCAGAAGTTCCTAGCGGACGGTTCGCCCGACCCCAACATCGAGTCGACCGAGTACGTCCACCCGGACAAATACACCCCGCAGTTCTGCCGGCGTGCCTACGATCTCCGGGAGCTCGGAATGACACTCAATGACTTGGCAAAAGCAATTGGAGTATCCCGCGGATCGGTGCCGTATATATTGGCAAAGGGTCACGAGGCTTTCCTTGAATCAGAACGAATCAAACACAACTCTAAATCAGAATGAATAACTCAGAGGATCTGATAAAAGATCCATTCATCCACGCGCAACAGCCCAACTCGGTGGTGCAGGAGCCAACCAAGGCAGGCACCCGCCCATCTATCCACGTCTCGATGTACGCCTACGGTGGCATCAGTGCTGCCTGCATGATGTCCTGGGTCGACCTGACGGCCACGTTCGCCCGCTCAGACAGGCAGACCGATCTGCGCACCATCCGGGAGGATGCACTGATCAGCCGCTCCCGTTGCCGCGCCACCAAGTGGTTCCTGGACTCCGGCAAAGATGTGTGGGTCCAATTGGACCACGACATCGAGTTCACTGCAGCCGATATAGTCCGCATGGCCGAGCTAGCCCATGAACACCAGGCAACGGTCTGCATCCCCTACTCATGCCGGTCGCTCCCGGCCCGACCAGCCCTACGCCCGAAGGTGGAGCACCTGCAGGCCCTGAAACACCAGGTGAATGATGCCGAGTGCGCTTCCGAGCTTGTTCCTGTCACGATGTTCGCATCGGGATGCCTCGCAATCACTCGAGGTTGCCTTATGAGCGCACTTGATTGCTTGGGAGGGTCAGGAGTGCAGAACCCCTATCGGATCGACTGGTGCGACGATGTGAGGGTCGAGCGCTTCCCGACCCTGTGGATGCCGTTCGCCATGGAGTCCATGCCCGGTAAACTCGAGTATCTCAGTGAGGATTACGCCGCTGCAGTCAGGATGACCCTGGCCGGAGTGAAGCACTACTCCATGAAGCCCAAGAAACAGCTCAACCACTGGGGAGAGTTTCCCTTTAGCTTTGCGCCTTATGCCGGGTAAGAAGGACAAGAAGCCGAGCATCGAGGACGTCGCCAAGGCAGCCGGAGTCAATTACCTGTACACCCAGCGCGTGTTGGCAGGTAACACCGAGATCCCCCAGGCAACGCAAGAGAAGGTCTTCAACGCGGTCAAAGAGCTCGGGTACGTCAAAAGCCACCACCCCAATCAACACTTCAACAACAAGCTGACCCAAGAGAAAGCGGACGCTGTCGTCGCTGGTATCCTTGAGAACAAGTCGCTTGAGAAGATAGCGGAAGATACCGGACTAAGCCCTACGACTGCGTTTAAGCTGATCCGAGGCGTTAAGGTCCCAGTCGATTACCCTGAAAACGAGGAGGACTGGCGCAAGGATGTGACGGGTTTTCTGGAGGTTGCGATCTGGAAGGGCACCAAGCGACTGGCCGAATCCTCTATTAACTTGATCGATGATCGTGGACTTCCCGTAGCGGTCGCCGTGCTGACCGACAAACTCGCTGTAATTAAGGGGCAACCCACCTCAATTCACCTCGCCATGACGGCCTCTGTGAGCCATCGCGACCTGATGAAGGACCTGAAAGAACGCGACGTGACGCCCGTGAACGACGAGCAGACGCCCGACCTGGTTTAGGTAGTGGTCCAAAATGTCCTACCCCTACCGCGGCAGCACCACCGAAAACCACGCATTTAGGCCTGTTTCGGGCACTCATGCCTACAATAGCAGTTATATTCACTTCGACACTCAAACACGCAGCAAACCCCTGCAAACATTGATCGAAACGCACTTTAGCACCCCTCGGCAGACCCAATGTCCTACCCCGTTACACAAGGCAGACACCAGGCCGCCCGGGCCCCCGGGGGAGGGGGTCGGGCAATCCGCGGCGACGCTAAAAGTCGACGGGTTCTCTAAAACGAAAAATATAAACAAACACACCCCACACAGCCTTCAGTCATCCTCAGTCATCCTCTGTCCTCTTCTGTAAAGTGAGTGGAATCCCCCCTATGTCACACCCCCTCTGCCTCACCTGCTCCAAGCCCTTCGAGATCATCAAGCAGCGCGAAGGCCCCAAGCAGAAGCGCTTCTGCACCGAGGCCTGCAACACCGCCTGGTGGAACGAGCAGCCGTTGCACCCCGTCATCCCCCGGGTAGACGCCTCGCACCCCCGGGCACTCGAGCTGAAGCAGAAGCGCACCCAGCTCGTGCTGCTCGAGAAGGCCGACCCCTACACCTACGGTTTCATCCCTGACCACTGGGAGATCGCCAACACCGAGTACGCAGCCACCCAGGAGCTGCTGATCTCCGGCGGCAACCGCGCCGGTAAAACCCTCTGGGCCGCACGCCGCGTGGTGCAAACCCTCCTCGAGAAGGAAAACGCCAGCGTCCTCTGCTGCCACACAAGCCACGCCACCTCAGTCACCGTGCAGCAGCCCGCAATCTACAACTACCTGCCCGTCGCCCTCCGGGCCACCAAGAAGGGCCGTATTCACTACCTGAACTACAGCCGCAAGAATGGCTTCACCGACGGCTCATTCATCCTGCCCAACGGATCACGCTGTGACTTCCTGAACTACACGCAGAGCGAGAACACCATCGAAGGCCGCGAGGCCGACCTGATCTGGTGCGACGAGCTGGTCCCGCAGTCCTGGGTGGACACACTCCGCTACCGCCTCATCACCCGCCGCGGCAAGCTCCTGGTCACCCAGACACCCCTCGAGGGCGTGGCCAGCGTCTACAAGGAGTTCACCGCCGGCTCCTCAATCTCCGCTTTCCACGACGCCGAGCTCATCAAAGGCAAGCAAGCGCTCCCCACCTGGCCCCTCGGCAAGGCCGCCCGCACCATGGTGCAGCCCCAGACCAACCGGCGCACCGTGTTCTTCTTCTCGGAAGACAACCCGTACAACCCCTTCGACGAGATGAAGAGCAAGCTGGTCACCTCGCCCATGGGCCAGATCCTGACCCGGGCCTACGGCTGGGCCTCGGACAACATCGGCAAGGCCTTCGCCCGTTTCCGCCCGGATATCCACTGCATCCCGGCCTCCAAGGTGCCCCCCGGCGGCACCCTGTACATGGTCTGCGACCCCGCTGGCGCCCGGAATTGGTTCTGTTTGTGGTTGTTGGTCTACGAGGACGGCAAGCGGGTTGTGGTGCGGGAGTTCCCGGACTTCAGCAACTACGGCGAGTGGGCCCTGCCCTCCGAGAAGCCCGACGGCAAGCTCGGGCCTGCCCAGACCTTGGATGCCGGGCGGTCGATATCCGAGTACCGTAACCTATTCAGGACCATTGAGGCCGAGCTCGGTTACGGCGAGCCTGTGATGCGCCTGATCGACCCCAAGGCCGGCGGTTCGCCCGCACTATCCGAGGCCGGCGGCACAACCCTGATCGACCTCCTGGCCGAGTCCGACAACCCCCAGGACGAGCCCATGGCATTCGTACCGGCACCCGGCGTGCCCGTCGACCAGCGCACCAGCGCCATCAACAGCCTCCTCTCCTACGATGCCACCCAGCCGCTCACCCCGCTCAACGAGCCCTCGCTCTATATCACCGACGACTGCGTCAACCTTACCTACGCACTCTCCGAGCACACCGGGCGCGACGGGCAGAAGGGTGCGACCAAGGACCCCATCGACTGCTTGGGGATGCTCTTGGTCTCCGGTCTTGCGTTCGTAGGCCATGGGGGCTTTGATTGCCGCGGCGGCGGTGGATACTAACAAAAGACACTATGCAAGGAGATTCCTACAAGCAGGCAACCGACGTGATGGCACGGGTCGGCGACGAGCCCAATGTCAGCGCACTGACCGAGGAGCTGCGGCGTTCGGCCACCGACTACGGCGTCTTCGCCCGTGTCGAGAATGCCGAGAATGTGCGCTACTGCCGCTGGCCTGGTCAGACCGACGACGGCAAGAAGTGGAATGATGCCAACCGCAACAAGCCGGCATTCCCCTGGGACGGCGCCTCCGACACCCGCATCCCGCTTGCCGACGAGGTGATCAACGGCCTCGTGGACCTCTGCAGCACCTCCTTCTGGCGCTCGATGCTCCGCGTCAGCCCCACCAACATCAGCCAGCTTGATCAGGCCGTCACCGCGCACAACCTGATGGACTGGACGGTCAATGCGAAGATGTACAACGACCTCACCCGCGAGGTCGAGCTGCTCTCCCAGTACCTATGGACCTACGGCTGGGCCGGTGTGCACGTCACCTGGCAGCAGGAGATGGGTCAGAAGGAGCAGTACCTGACCATGGACCAGATCATGGCTCTGGCAGCCCAGTCCCCACAGGACTCCATCCTTGCCGACCTGCCCAACCTCATCGCCAATCCCGAGGCCGACGACCAATCCGCAGAGCTCCTCCTCTCGGCCTTCCCCAACCTGCGCAAGCGCCGGGCCCTCAAGGCCATCCGCGACCTGCGCACCGAGGGCGAGTGCGACTTCCCCATCCCGACCATGGTCACCAACAAGCCCATGGTGGCAGCCCTCGCACCCTACGACGAGCTGGTCTTCCCGCCCGAGACCACCGACATCCAGTCCGCCCGGGTGG